TCCTTGCCGACCCACGACTTGCCGTTCGGCGATGCGCCGCCGGCGGCCGCGAACGTCGAGTTCGTGAACGACGATGTTTCGTCGGCGATCGACACGTCTTCACGCAGGTCGATGTCGCGCGACCAGGTGACCGACGACAGCGGCATGTGCAGGCGCTGATCGAGGCGTTCGAGCTCGCCGATCAGGAATGCGCCGGTGCTGTCGATCGTCTGCGAGTCGAACGTCAGCAGGCTGTCGGTCGTGCGCGCGCGGATGATGGCGGGCGCAGCGCGAAACGCGAGAGCCGCCGAGAGAAGCGATTTCTTCATTCTTGCCCCTTAGATGTTGAAGGCGATTTCGACGTTGCCCGAGGCATCGCCAGCGTTCATGAACGTGGCACCAGCGACGGCGATCGTGTTGGTGGAGTCGGCTGCCGCTTCGATGCCGCCGATCGGCTTTCCTGCAGCGGCCGCAGCGACGCGGACATAGACCTGGCTGCCGAGCGACGGCGTGCCGGCGTTGACCTTTACGGTCATGTAACCGCGGCGCAGCACGTCGGCCATGCCCGAAACCGGCGGCGTCGAGGTGCCGAGCGGGTCCTGCGACGAGACTGTCGGGTACGGACGGACGAGCAGGCCATACACTGCCGTCGCGGCGTCGCCGGTCGTGATCGGAACGAACTTGCCGCTCGCGACCTTGCCAAACAGGCCGTAGCCCGGGAACGGCAGCGAGGAGTTCAGAACACCGGGTTCGACGGTCGCCTGCGATTGGCGGCTGATGTCACCCGGAATGCCCGAAGGCATGCGAAACAGAATTGCGTTGCCCATGAGGCTTCTCCTTACTTGGCGGACCGATCGGCCCAGTATTCGCGGTTGCGTTGGTTGATGTCAGCGACGGTCGAGCGCTTGCCGAAGTCCTTCGTCGGCGCGGCCGATGCGTGCGCGCGGACGTTGTTCTGCGCCTTCATCAACTCGCTGGCGCCCATGAACGCGGCATTCACCAGGGTGACGGGCATCGCTTCGAAGTCCGCCGTCTTGCCACCGATGAACGGGGCGATTGCAGCGCGGCCTGCGTCGCTCTGGTACGCCAGATCGAGCGCCTTGCGTTGGCACTTGCACAGCGCTGCGGCTTGGTCCGTGGTGCTGGCCTTCGCGTCGAGCGTCGGCAGCTTGATGCCCGGCGACAGGATCTCGGCGCGCGACAGGATGGTCTTCGCCGAATCGCCGGTGTACAGATCGACTTCAGCCTGATTCAGCTTGCCGGCCTGCTCTGCCTCGAGGATGTCATCGCCGGTCTCGGCCTTCTCTTCCTCTTCTTCATCATCGCCGTCGGCATCCTTCGCGGTCGCCTTGACGAGCGCGGCGAGGAGCGCGTCCTGCGCTTCCATGCGCTTCATCAGCGTCTTGATGAGAGCCGAGTCGCCGGTCTTTTCCTTCTTCTCTTCTTCCTCCGACTCTTCGTCGTCGGTCTTCTTTTCAGTTTCCATCTCCGCTTCGGCGTCTTTCATCAGAGCGCGAAGCTTGTCGAGAAAGCTGGGCTTCTTCTTCATCTCAGGTTCCTTATCTCCGATCGCGCAACGCGGGCCGCAGCGGCCGCGCTCAACGAGGGCTACGTGGTTGACAACGATGTTCCGCTGAACCCCGCGGCCGGGTGATACCTGTTCGTAATCGGCTTCGTAGCCGAGGGAAACTTCTTCGATGCCGTCGTCCTGCACGGCCTTAATGGCGGCCTGCTCGGTCACCAGCAGATCGGCGATGATCAGGTCATCCTCGATGCCGGAGCCGCGGCGCACGTTGAACATCGTTCCGCGCGAGAGCGCGCCGAAGTTCGCCGGGCCGACGAAGTCCTGCGGGTGATCCAGCGTGACCGGCTTTCCCTCGCAGCTCGCGAGCGTCTCGTCGCGAAACACTTCCTCGGGCGTGCGGCTGATGCGGATCAGTCCGTCGGCGCCTGGCTCGACGGGCACCTCCCCGGCGCCGTAGAGCATCTCGCCAGTGCGCGCGACAGGAACCTCCTGACACAGCAGGAAGCCCTCGGGCGTCAGCGATCGCTTCGGGCCGAGCTTCTGAATGGTGTAAAAGCGCATGTCAGTCAGGGATGACCGGTTCGGGATAGCACCGGCAGTTGTAGATCTGGCCCGCGTGCGTGACGGTGCCGTCCGAAAGCCTCGGAGGCGTATCCCATCGCACGTAGCGGCCGTTCATCTCCTTGTGCGAGTGCCGCACGTCGGAGTCGTTCGAGGTTCGCCAGATGTAGCCTTCGCTGCCGATGTGCTCGGCGCGCGCCTGCGTAAGCACCGACGCCGTCCGAGCAACCTCGGTGCGGGCGATCAGCTTCGCGCGGTTCTCCGACACGAGGCCGGAGCGGGCGACTTCCTTCTGGATCTCTTTCGCGCGCGTGCTGTTCTCGATGCCGGCCAGCGTCAGGTCATGCACACGCTGCGCGGCGTCGAGCGGCAGGCTCTTAATGAGCGTCACCTGATCGGCGAGCAGCGCGCGCATCAGTTCGCCCGTCGGAGCAGTGCGGATCTCGGCGGCTAACCCTCGCGATAGCTCGCGAGCCTGCTCCATCCACGCCTGCTCGTCCCGGCGGTTGACGTCGGCGAGCATGCGCGTGGCCGTCGCTTCAGCCCACGGTGTGAGCGCCTCGGCATACCTGCGCAGCACGTCGGTCATTGTCGGAACGACCGCCGGATCGCCCGGCGGAAAGCCGTTGATCAGCACGCCCACCTGGTGCGCGACCTTGCGCAACTGGGTGGCGTACTGAATCTCAGCTTTGCGCGCCCGGACCGGATTCTTGTTCCGGTCCCGCTTCTTGTCGTGCGTTCGGATCATCGGGCGCCGTCAGTTCGGTCAGGTCTGGCAATTCATCGTCGGCGTCGTTGATCATCTCGTCGGTGATGTTCGACCAGACGCCAGTGATGTGGCTGGACTGCCGCAGTTCCTTCAGCGCTGTCTGCTGGCTGATGAGGCCGTCGTCAAACGCCATTGCGACCGTCGTTGTCGTCTTCTGCGCGACGTCAGCCTTCTCGGTATCGGACATCTGCCAGAGCGGGTTGAACCCGAACTGGAAGCCTTCCGGCGGCGCCTCGCCGATTTCGGACCGACACACGACCTCAAGCAAGCGCGTCAGCGGGTTGCGCAGCTTGCGCTCCTGCTGCTGCTTGGTGCTGTCGTAGTAAAGACGGATGTCCGAGTCGCCCGTCGAATTCAGGCCGGCAGGCGATTGGCCGAACAGGCGAACTAGCGGAATGCCAGTCGCGCCCGAAAGTTGCTGCCCGAACTGCAGCAGCACGTTGTCGAGGCCCGAGAACGAATACTGGTGCGTCTCGAACGTGTCCTTCGCGTCGATGAGGGTGATGCCCTCGTTCGACTGGAAGCGCCGGATCATGTCGACGTTCTTCAGCAGCGCCTCGAGTGCCGGGCCGCCCATGCCGATCACGTCGCGCAGGCCGTCAACCGCCAGCGTGCGCAGATGCGCCTTGTAGACGAGCTGCGCGGCGCCGGCCGTCGTGCTGTCGAACGCGATCAGGCGATCGAACAGCCGCTCGATGACCGACTGGCCCCACAGGTTCTCGGCGATCTTCTGCCAGTACGGCAACTCGACGCCGTCGAGGCGCAGCACCCGGCTGTAATGGATGCGCTGACGCGGAAGCGCCATCGAATCGGCGACCACGTCGTAGAACTTCGGCTGGCCCATGTCGGGGCCGTAGTCCGTCACCAGATCGTTGAGCGACGGCTGCACGAGCCACCGGTCGAGCACGAAAAGGCCCTTGAACTGATCCGGCCCGATGCCGTTCAGATTCAGCGGCGTTTCCGGCCGCTGTCCGTCGATCATCATCACCGCCAGGGCGCCGCCGTACAGACGCGACCACTTGATGGTGTCGTTGATCCGATCCCAGATCGCCATGCGTTCGAACGCGGCGTGGATCTTGTCCATCTTGTCGGGCGCGAGGTCCGACTCGATCTCGATGCCCGCGCGCGTCATGTCGTCGGCGACAACGTCGGTCACAGCGCCCACGACCCACGACGAGCGATACATCGCCTCGAGTTGGATGCGGTTGCGGCTGATGAAGTCGAAGCCGTATCCAGAGCCGGACGTCTGGTTCTTTGTGCCGACGCCGACGCGCGCTTCGAAGTTCTGGAAGCTGTCGCCTGCCACCCATCGCTTGTTGCTCGTCGCCTTCGCGGCGCGGGCTACAGAATTCCCTCGTTTGCGTGTCATGTGTAGAGAATCCTTGCTTTCCGCCCCGCAAGGCTTGAGTGAAAATTAACCGGCTAGGCGTGACCAGATGTCGAGCGAGCGAGCCGCAGGCTGATAGCAGATCATCACCGCGTCCGCTAAGTTCGGCGACTTCGTGCCGTCAGGCTTCTTGTCAATCGCCACCTTGCCCACAGCGTTGATGGTGTAGGTCGGCTGCGAGAGCTCCATAGTGAGGATCGACAACTCAGGCAGGTCCGAGCGGATCGAGATGATTGCGTCAGGGTCGTAGGCCATGCCGTCAACCACAGCGCGATAGGTTTCTTGGAAACGCATGCGAAGCGACCACCACGACTGCGCCTTAGCATTCAGGAAGAAATCCTTGTTCTTTCGCTTCGGGACCATCTCTCCTTCGGGGTCGTGGGCCGCTCCTGATCCGCGGAAAGGCTCGACGCGCACCATGCGGTGCCCGGCCTCTCGCCGCTTCTCGTTGATCTCGCGCGAGTCGCCGCGCACACCCGCGCCGAGGCCATCAGCGTCGTAGTCGAACACCTCGTAGCCGTGCTCGTCGCAGATTGAGAACGTCCTGACGACCGTCTGGTAGATGTCGCCGCCTTTGCCAGACCACGACTGCAGATGCTGGAGCAGCACTCCGTGCCGGCCCGCGAAGGCGTTCTTGTCGACGCCCTCGTCAGCGACGTCCAATCCACCGCGCAGCGCACCAGTCGGCTCGATGCCCAGCTTCACATGCGCGTCGATCGACGCCTGCACCCAGGCAGACGGGATCACGACGCCCTCGACAGATGCCGAGTAGTTGATGTCGATTTCCTGCGCGACCGTTACAGCGTCGAGCTCGTTGACCTGCTTTTGGTACCACGCCTCATCCTTGCGCGGGTCATCGCGCCAGTGGAACGTGAACACCTTCATCTTCCCGCTGAAGCGCTTCTGCGCGAACGGGTTGCCCATGCCATTAGGCGTCGAGATGTCCTGTCGGCAGTTGGTCGTCTGAGAAAGCGACGCATCGACGAGCATCGGTCGCTCGAGGAACGCCGATTCATCAACGATGTAGAAACTGGAGCGGTCGCCGCGGCCGATGCCGTCGCCAGACTCACCCGTGATCGTCGAATCCGTGTCCGGAAACATGATCCGCATGTGCGGCGCATGCTTGTTGATGTCCCAGCTTCCGCGAAACTCCGGCGGAAGCATCTGAAGGAACATCCGCGCTTTCCAGAACAGCGACTTCGGCGCACCGATCTTGTCGACGTATTCCTCTTTGCGCGAGCCGAACCCGGCGACCACGCCACGATTGAAAAGGCAGACAGAATCAGCAAGCGCGATCGTGAGCCACGACATTCCCATGTCGCGGGTCTTCTCGGTGATGCCTGGCTCTTGGCTGCGCCACCGCTCGATGAACCAGAGGATCCATTCTTCCTGTTTTGGAAAGAGAAGAAACGGGATGCTCGCCGGCAGGCCGCGCTCGACGTTACGAGGATCGAACGTCATGCCCCAGTCGATGATGAACTGGGCGGGGTTGTCCTTGTAAAACGTCTTCAGCGCAGGCAGCGCGCCGGGATTCGCACGAATGCGCTGCAACCGCTCCGCCCGCCACTCGAACACCTGCACATAGTCAGGGTTGCGGAAGTCGAACGGAAACGGAATTGGCATATCAAGAATTCATCAGAAGCGCGTATTGCTTGGCTGCCTCGATAGGGTCAACTGCAGTGAACTGCTTGGGATCGCTGTTTCCACCGGGCGGCTCACTGCCAACCCCGTATGCCTCGCGCTCAAGCCCGACGAGCGTCTTCAGCGTATCGCTCAGCTTTTTCATGCTGTCGATCCGGCCGACGCTGGATATAACGCGTTGATACACATCGTTGCGCTTGTCCTGCCCCTTGTCATCGTCGCTGCGGAGGAAGCTTCCGAGTTCCTCGAACAGTTCGATGTTGTCGGTCGCGATCTCCAACTCGCCGAGCAGCGACATCGCCACCTTGCGCGCGCGGGAAATATCCTTTCGGTGCGCCAGCCGAATGTCGGCAATCACCTTGGCGTTCGCCTCGACGATCACCCTGTCGGACAAGGCTGTTTCCGTGGAAACATCGCTGGAAACAGTCGCAGTGGAAACAAGCGCTTCCGCCTTGTCCTGTATACGTTTGGACAGGTCTCGGACCCATCCGAATTTCTTCGCCCGCGTATTGATGTACGTGTGCGAGATGCTGTGAGCGGCGGCTAATTCCCGAACCGACAACAGGCCGGCCCGGTAGTCAGCTTCGATGCGCTCCCAGTCCGGCGCGGCCTTCTTTTGCTGCGCCATGATTTAACCCACAGGATTTTGTTCTAAGATTGTTGCGCTCGGCGTAAGACCGAGAGCAACCTTATACGAGGAAAACACGTTGACACCAGCATTCGACAAGGACTGCAATCTCACCCTCTGGGTGGATCATGAGTCCGGCCACATTTTCGACACGGAGATCAACTGGGTCGGATTCATGCAAAACGGCTACGCCTTCAGTTCCAAAACACTCAACTTCCTAGGAAAAGTTGATGACGGGACGCTTCAGGACACAACCGGTAAAGCGGCGTTTTGGATGCCGGCTCTCGGCTCCCCGTCAAGCGGACTGCGCCCACTGCAGCCGCTTCGTCCTTTGCGCCCACTGACACCGCTCAGACCGCTTCGTCCGCTTAACCCGCTGAGGCCTCTTCGCCCGATAGA